CGCCGCCCCAAGCCCGCCCGCCGCCCATGTTTGCCGAAAACCTTGCCCCCTTCTTCAAGGCCAGCGGCCTGGGCGTGGCCGTCACGGTGGACGGCGCGGCGCGCGAGGCCATCTTCGACGCCGAACACCAGCTCGGCGGCCTGGCGGTGGCCGGCATCGCGGCAGCGCAGCCCATGCTGACGCTGCCCACGGCGCACGTGCCCGCCAGCCCGGTAGGCAAGGCCGCCGTGGTCGGCAGCACCACCTACACCATCGTCGAGCACCAACCCGACGGCACCGGCGTCAGCCGGCTCATGCTCGAGCGCGCCTGAGACATGAGCGCCCACCTCGCCATCCAAACCGCCCTGGTCGCGCTGCTCACCGCATCACCTGGGCTGGCATCGGGCAACGTCAAGACCAACGCCACACGCCCCATGGCCGCGCAGCACAGCGCGCAGGTCAACGTGCGCATGCTGCAGAGCCGCGCCGACTACCCCCGCACCCTGGGCGCTGGCTACGAGTGGACAACCAGCTTCGCCGTCGACTGCCTGGCGCGCGGCGCCAGCTCGGCCAGCGAGCCCGCCGCCACCGTTGACGCGCTGCTCGAAGCCGCCTGGGCGCGCATCGCCGTGTGGCAGCCGGCCACCAACCTGGGCGTGATCGACGTGCGCATGACGCCCACCATCGACTGGCAGACCGACGACGGTGACACGCCGCTCGTGGCCGCCACCATCAGCCTTGTCGTCCAGCACCGCACCCGGTCCAACAGCCTGGTTGCGTGGCCTTGACGCGCCCACCCACCAACGCACCCGCCACCATGCCCGCCGCCAAGCCCGCCCCCGCACCCGCCGAGCCGCCCAACCTGCAACCCGTGGGCACGCCGCCAGCCGGTGGCCGCTGGACGTGGGACGCCGGCCACCAGGCCTGGGTGCCCCTGCCCGAACCCGCCGCGGCGCCCGCCGCCCCCGCCACCGAAACCGCCGCCGCATCGAAGGAGTAAGCCATGGGCCGCCTCATCCGCAAGACCGCCATCCTCGCCAAGACCGAAGTCAACTACGGGGTGGACCCCACGCCCGATGGCGCCGCCAACGCCATTCTGGTGTCGAACGCCTCGTTCAACGTCGCGTACACCAACGTCAACCGCGACCTGATCCGCGCCAACCTGGGCGGCAGTGAGCAGTTGGCCGGCACGCGCTTCGTCGAGTGCAGCTTCGACGTCGAGCTGGCCAACTCAGGCGCCGCCGGCACCGCCCCGGCCTGGGGCCCGCTGCTGCTGGCCTGCGGCATGGCCGAAGCGGTGCTCACCACGCCTGCCAGAGTCGAATACACGCCCGTCAGCGCGTCGTTCAAGTCGGCCACCATCTACTACCACATCGACGGCACGCTGCGCAAGGCGCTGGGCTGCATGGGCAACGCCGAGCTCATGCTGAACGAAGGAGAGCGCCCGATGATCCGCTTTACCTTCACGGGCCTGGACGGCGGCACCACCGCCACCGCCGACCCCACGCTGACGCTCACCTCGTGGAAGGTGCCCAGCGTGGTGTCCGACGTGAATTCGGGCGACATCAACCTGGGCGCAACGTACAGCGCCGGCACGCTGACCAGCGGCACCGCCTACCCCAGCCGCGGCCTGGCCATCAACTTGGGCAACAGCATTGCCCGCAAGGCCATCCTGGGCGGCCAATCGGTTGCCATCACGCAGCGTGATGTCACCGGCTCCTGCCAGCTCGAGCTGACCGCGGCGCAAGAAGCCACCTTCCGCACCGACATCAACGCCAACACCACCACGACGCTGGGCTTCACGCACAGCACCGGCGCGGGCGTGGGGATCATCCTGCACGCCCCGCGCGTGCAGCGCATCGACCCGTCCGACGTCGACTACGAAGGCGAGCTTCACACCGGCCTCAACCTGCGCTTCGTCCCGTCCAGCGGCAACGACGAGCTCCGCATCGTCTGCCTGTAAGCCCCGCCGCCTGACCGCGCCGCCCTGCCCACCGCAACCATCCCCACACCGAGCCCCGCATGGCCTTCCGCCTCTACGTCAGCAACACCATCACCGTCCCGGTCGCCGGCAAGCTGCCCGGCGCCGACGGCAAGCCGGCCGCGTTCTCGTTCTCGCTCCAGGCCAAGCGCCTGTCGCAGAGCGCGCTGCGCGACATCGTCGACAGCAACCAGCGCACGGTGCCCGAGTTGCTGGCCGATGTCGTCAGCGGCTGGGACGGGGTGCTCGACGACGACGCCAACCAGGTGCCCTTCACCCCGGCCAACCTGGCCGCGCTGCTCGAGATCGTGGGCATGGCCGGCGTCATCTTCGGGGCGTACCTGGAAAGCTGCGGAGCCAAGGGCACGGCAAAAAACTAGAGGAGGCGGCGCGCCTGCTCGCGCGCGGCGAGCTGGACTTCGGGAGCACGGAAGATGACGACGCCGCCGACCACGAACAAGACGCCGCGCTGGCCGCTTTCGGCCTGGTGCTCGACCAATCCGACACCGGCGGCCCCAAGCCCTTCTTCCTGCTGCCCGAAAACCAGCGCGCGCTCACCACGTGGCTGGCGCTGCAGACGCAGTGGGTCTACGCCGGCATGGGGCAGCCAACGGGCCTCAATTACGCGGGCGTCGAAGCCTACCTGCGCCTGGCCCGCCTGGACCGCCCCCCGCGCCGCGCGCGCCAGCTGCTGGCCGACATCCAGCGCATGGAGCGCGTCACCCTGCACGAATGGGCCGACCGCGCCCGCCGCGAGCGCCCCGCCTCGGCGCGCCGCTGAACCACGGGCCTGAGCACCATGGCAGAACAGATCGGCATTCGGCTCAACCTGCAGGGCGCCGCCCAGGTAACGGGCGGCCTGGCGGGCGTCACGCGCAGCCTGGGCGAGCTGGACGCGAAGACGCTGAAGGTGGGCGATGCTTTCAAGTCGCTGGGGCCGCAGCTGGCCGCCGCGCTGTCGGTGGGCACGATCGCAGCGTTTGTCAAGTCAGCCATTGATGCGACTGAGCAAGCAGGTCGCCTCTCGCAGCAGCTCGGTATCGCAGTTGAAAACCTTGGCGGCCTTGAACTGGCTTTCCGGCGCAGCGGCCTTCAAGCCGATCAGATGGCGCCTCTGCTGTCCAAGCTCTCCGTGGCAGTCGCAAAGGGAAGTGAGGCGCTCAACGCGATGGGCATCTCGACGCGCAACGCCGATGGATCGTTGCGCGACACCATGAGCGTGCTGCGCGAAGTCATGGATCGCTTTGCCGGCTACCGCGACGGGGTGGCCAAGACCACGCTGGCCGTCGGCTTGTTCGGCGAAGAGGGCGTCAAGCTCGTGCCGCTGCTGAATCGCGGCGCCGCCGGCATGGCTGAGTTCGATCGTCAAGCCAGAGCCATGGGGTTGACGGTGGACAACGAAGCGAGCGAAGCCGCGCGACGCTTCAATGAGCAGGTCGATCTGCTGCAAATGCGCCTTGGCGGACTGTCGCGCACAGTGGCCAGCCAGATGCTGCCGGTGCTTTCCGACTTCGCCAAGGCGCTCAACGACACCATCACCCAGACCAATGACCTGCGCCAGCGCGACACGCTGGCCAGCTGGGCCGAGGATGCGGCCATCGCCGTCGCCACCGTGGCCGAGGCGCTGGTCGGCGTGGCCAAGACCGTCGGCGTCGTCGTAAGCGCCTTCCGCGCCGTCTTCACCGATGTCAGCACCTTCGCCGAGGTCTTCGGCCTGCTGCGCATCGAGAACAGGGGCGGCATCTTCAACCCCGAAAATCGCGCCGCCATCCAGCGCGCTTTGCAAGATCGCAACGACGTCGTCCAGGAGTTCAACGAAAAGCTCGACAACCTGTGGAACTACGACGGAACCGCGCTCAGCCGCCGCCTGCGCGAATCTTTCAACGCCAGGCGCCGAGCCCAGGCGCAGGCGCAGGGCGGCACCGCACCTGACACGCGGCCCAGCGCGCCCGAAATCGGCGGCGGCCCCGGCGCGGCCGGTGCCGCCGCCGCCGCCAACGCCGAGCGCGACATCCGCGCCCGCCAAGACCTGGCGCGCCTGGGGCGCGAAGACGCTGCCCAGGCCGCCGCTGACGAAGCCGCCCGCCGCGCCGCGCAGCTGCAGCTCGAAGCCGACGAGAAGGACAGCCTCAACCGCCTGCTGCGCTACGACCGCGCCGTGGCCGATGCCGAAGCCGCGCACCAGGCCGAGCTGGAGCGCATCGCACAAGACGCCCTGCGCCAGCAGGCCCGCTACGACGACGCCACGCTGGCCGCTGAGCAAACCAGCGCCGAGGCCCTGCAGCGCGAGCTGGAGCTGCAGGCCGACCGCGCCCTGGCCCAGCAGGTGCGCGAATACGATGCCGAGCGCGCCGCCGACGCCGCCATCAAGGCCGAGCGCGAAGTGCGCGCCGCCCAAGACCTGGCCGCCATCGCCCGCTACGACGCCGCCGAGCTGGCCGCCGAAGCCGCCCACCAGCGCGAGCTGCAGCTGCAGGCCGACATCGCCCTGGCCGCCCTGGTGCGCGAGTACGAGGCCGAAGAAGAAGCGACCCGCGAGTACCTGCGCCAGCGCGAGGCCTACCGCGACTACCTGCTGACCCTGCAAGACCAGATCACCCAGGCCCAGATCCAGGACGCCGCCGCCGTCCAGAAGTACCTCGACGACCAGACCGAAGCCGCCCGCCGCAACCTCGAGTCCATCCAGGCCCGCACCGCAGACCTCGAGCTCGACGCCAAGGCCAGCGCCCTGGCCGCCGCCCAGGCCATCAGCCTGGCCGAAGCCATCGAGCTGGTCACCATCGCCCGCCTGCGCGAGCAGCAGGCCATGTACCGCGCGGGCACCGAGGGCTACAACGCCATCGAGCGCGAGATCCAGGCCCGCGAGAAGCTACTCGGCGCCCTGGGCGACCAGCGCGTGCGCCAGGCCAACGACCAGGCGGCCAAGGACGCGGCCGCCCAGTGGGAGCGCACCGTCGACCAGGTCGGCCAATCGCTGGCCGACGCGCTGATGTCCGGCGGCAAGAGCGCAGGCGACGCACTGAAGCGCTACTTCAGCACCCTGGTGCTGCAGCCCATCATCAAGGCCATCGTCGACCCCGTGGCCCGCGTCATCGTCGGCAGCCTGGGCTTGGCCGGCACGGCTGCCGCCAGCACGGGCGGCGCGGCCGGGGGCTTGTCCATCCTCAGCGGGGTCAACAGCATCAGCAGCCTGGTCGGCGCCGTCAGCGGCTCAGCCGCCAGCAGCCTGGGCGGGTTGATCGGCGGCTTCGGCAACGCCATCGGCAGCACCAGCCTGGGCCTGTTCGGCAGCGGCATGCAGGGCGCATCGCTGGCCGCCGGCCTGGCCGGGCCCACCACCGCGGGCGCTGGCGGCGCCATGGGCGCCGGGGCAGCGTTTGCCACCGCGCTGCCCTGGCTGGCCGCCGCAGGCGCGCTGGCCGCGCTGTGGCAGCCCCTGTTCGGCCGCAAGCTCAAGGACACCGGCATCGAGGGCTTCCTCACCGGCAGCGGCTTCGATGGCAGCCAGTACAACTTCTACAAAGGCGGCCTGTTTCGCAGCGACAAGACCACGCGCCAAGGGGTGCAGCCCGAGCTCGAAGCCTTCCTCGACACCAGCCTGACCACGCTGCGCGACAGCACCATGCAGATGGCCCGCGACATGGGCCTAGCCGCCGATGCCGTCAACGGCTTCAACCGGCAGATCAAGATCAGCTTCATGGGTCTGACCGAAGAGCAGATCCAGCAGCGGCTGGCCCAGGAACTGGGCAGCGTGGCCGACGAAATGGCCCGCCTGGCCGGCGGCGCCGGCATGACCGCCAGCAGCCTGCGCCAGCTGTACGAGCGCGTCATGGCCGAGCGCGCGCAGCTCGAAGAGCGCCTGCTGCAGCTGCAGGGCGACACCGCAGAGCTGCGCCGCCGCGAGCGCGAAGCGATCCACGAGAGCAACCGGGCGCTCTATGACCGCATCATCGCGTTGCAAGACGAGCAAGCCCGCTTCGAGCAACTGCGCCAGACCGCCCAGGCCGCCGCGCAAGAGCTGCAGCAGCAAATCAGCGCGCTGCAGGGTGAGCTGGCCCAGGCCGAAAGCCAACGCCTGAGCATCGCGCAACAGGTCATCAGCGAGCGCATCACGCTGGAAGACCGGCTGCTGCAAGCCCAGGGCCGCACCGCAGAGCTGCAGGCCCGCCAGCTGGCCACGCTCGACCCGCTCAACCGCGCCTTCGCCCGCTTTGTGCTGGCGGCCGAGGCCAGCGCCCAGCGCCTGCAGGCCCTGGCCCAGGCCGGCCAGGGCATCGCCGCCTTCGTGACCACCCTGCGCGGCGGCGCGGCCGGCGGCAGCGCCCGCAGCATCTACGCCAGCACCCTGGCCCGCGCCCAGGCCGGCGATGTCGAGGCCAGCGGCCAGATCACCGGCGCCGCCCAGGCCTACCTGGACGCCGCCACCGCCACCGCCCGCAGCAGCGCCGAAGCCCGCGTGCTGCGCGCCCGCGTGGCCAGCGAGCTCGAGGGCCTGCCCGCCACGCAGAGCTGGCAAGCCCAGCAGGCCGAAGCCCTGCGCCAAGTCGCCAACAACACCGGCGCTTATGGGGCGCTGAACACGAACACGATCCAAGTCGGGGATTACACCGAAGCCACCGCGGCCGAATCGGAAAAGCAGGTGGCCGAGCTACGCAAGCTGGTGACCGAGACAGTGGTCAACAGCACGCGGCTCAGCACGCTGAACGGAAGCATCCAGAGCCTGACCAACGCGCTCACCGCCGCCAACGAAGCGCAGCGCGTGCAGCAGGAAATCGCAATTCGGCAAAACGAAGGCCAAGCAGCGCTTTCCAATTTCAACAAGCTGACCTCGGCATATTCACAGCCTTATGCAGTAGCTGAGCAGCAATTTGTTCAGACGTTCCTCAAGTCGTTTGATCCCTATTTCACTGCTGTGCGGATGGATCAAGGGCAGCCGGATTTCTGGAATGTCAAGAACGCCACAAAAGACAGATTCGGAAGCTATTTTGGCGACCTGTATCAGCGCGAAGAGCAAATTCAACGCGCCGCAGATGCTGGAAACTTTGCAGAGGCGGTGCGCCTGATCAATGCGCAGCAACTGGGCCCTGTCGGCAGCCCGCTCAGCTTCAATCTGGCAACGCCCGACCAGGTTGCGCAAGGCAACCTGAAGAGCAGCTTTGTCGCTCTGACAGGCCCCGCCAGCGAGGCCGCCAATGCCGTCCTGCGGTATCTGGAATCCGTCAAGGCAGCGCAGACCGACCTCGAAGCCCTACGCCAACAAATCCGCAACCTCGGCGGCATCCCCCAGTTCGCCGCAGGCGGCCTGCACTCCGGCGGCCTTCGCATCGTCGGCGAGCGCGGCCCCGAGCTCGAGGCCACGGGCCCCGCCCGCTACTGGTCCGCCGCCGACACCACCGCCATGCTCGGCAACTCCCAGCGGCGCGAAGAGCTGCTGGCCGCTGAGGTGCGCGCCCTGCGCGCCGAGATGGCCAACCTGCACGCCGCCATGGCCGCCACGGCCAGCCATACCGCCAAGACGTCGCGCATCCTCGAGCGCGTCACGCCCGACGGCAACAGCCTGCAGACGGTGGCCGCGCCATGAAAGTCATCAAGCCCAAGAGCATGACCGACGCCATGCTGGCCGCCGCCAGCATTGCCGAGCCCGCCACCGGCGAAACCGCCTGGAACGCCGCCACCGCCTACGCCCAGGGCGACCGCGCCATCCGCACGCAGACGCACCGCATCTACGAGCGCCTGGTGGCCGGCACCACCGCCACCGCGCCCGAGCTGGACAGCACCAACTGGCTGGCCGTCGGCCCCACCAACCGCTGGGCCATGTTCGACGAGCAGGTCAGCACCGCCAGCCAGGCCACCAGCAGCCTCAGCGTCACGGTGAACGTGGGCTACGTCAACAGCGTGGCCGCCGTCGGCCTGGTGGGCAGCAGCCTGACGGTCACGCTGAAGGATTCGCCCGGTGGCACCACGGTCTACACCGTCACCAAGGCGCTGGACGGCACCATCATCCTCGACTGGTTCGGCTACTTCTTCGAGCCCTTCGTCCAGCTCGGCGAGGTGGTGCTGACCGATCTGCCGCTGTACCTCAACGGCCAGCTCGTCGTCACGCTTACCGGCGGCGGCGCGGTGGCCATCGGCAACCTGGTCTTCGGCCAGAGCTACGACCTGGGCGAAGCCGAGTACGGCGCCACCGCCGGCATCACCGATTACTCGGTCAAGCAGACCGACGAATTCGGCATCACCACCTTCGTGCCGCGCACCTTTGCCAAGCGCATGACGGCGCGCATGTTCCTGGACGCCGTGCGCATGAACGGGGTGCAGCGCGTGCTCAGCGACATCCGCGCCACGCCCTGCATCTGGATCGGCGCCGACGACCCGATCTACGCCCCGCTCGTCGTCTACGGCTGGTACCGCGACTTCAGCATCGACGTCGCCTACCCCACCACCGCGCTCGTGTCCCTCGAAGTCGAGGGCCTGACCTGACACCCTGGAGTTTCTGAAGATGCCCACCACGCCGCCCACCATCCAGGCCCTGCCCACCCCGCCGAGCCGCAACAACCCCAGCACCTTCGCCACGCTGGCCGACGCCTTCCTGGGCGCGCTGCCCACCATGCGCAGCGAGATGAACGCGGCCGCCACCAACGTCTACAACAACGCGGTCGAGGCCGACGCCGACGCCGTGGCCGCGGATGCCAGCCGCGTGGCCGCGGCAGCTTCGCAGTCCTCAGCCGCCGCCTCGGCCAGCACCGCCACCACGCAGGCGGCGGCAGCCAGCGCCAGCGCCAGCGCCGCCGCCGCCAGCGCCACCACGGCCAACACCAAGGCCGGCGAGGCCGCAGGCAGCGCCGCCAGCGCCCTGGCCATCTACGGCAACACCGCCACCCAACAAGCCGCCGTCATCGCGGCCCAGAACGCCGCCTCGGTGGCCGCAGGCCACGCCGCCAGCGCGTCCAGCGTGGTGCAGCAGGATCTGTCGGGCGTCAACGCCGCCGCGCTGCACCGCAGTCCCAACGCGGTCACGGCGATGTTCGTCTACGACACGTCGAAGGACAGCGACGGGGGTGCGTGGACGGAGAAGTGCCAGCACACGAGCTGGTACAACGAGGCGGTATTCGGGCGGTGGTTGGGGGCGCAGGCCAGCGAGCAGCTTGCCCGCGTGTCTGGGGCCGCGTTAGGGCCTACGCTGGTCCAAAACGGAGACTTCAGTCAGAACGCGAACTGGACGTCCCCGGATGGTGTATTCACCATCAGCAACGGGCAGATTGCTCATACCTCCGGTCCGTCTCCCAGGTTCCAACAGACCTCAGGGGTTACTCTGGTTCCTGGCATGCTCATCGAGGTCAAGTTCGACCTTGTGGCACGCACAACAGGTTTTGCGTATCTGTGGGTCGCGGGTAATCTGACCAACAACAGTACTGAGGCGCTTTCGACGCCCGGTTCGTATACGCGATACGTCACGGTATCGACTGTGACCGATCAGACGCTGGGGCTTCTGGTTGGTAACAATCCCAGCGGCTTTGTTTTCGACAACGTCTCTTTCCGAGTCGTCACCGCCACCACGACCGCCGCCAACGACTACTTCCAGCTCACCACGGACGGAAGGTTCTACCGCCTCAACAAGAACCTGCTGACCAACACCGCCACGCTGTCCACGCAGACGCAGTGGCTAACGGCTGGCACCTACACGCTCTCCAGCACCACGGCCTCGTCGGGCTCGGTGGCGGTGTCGGGTGCGGCCACGGCCAGCCACACGGCGGGCGGTGCGGCTACCACCTTCACGGTGGCCACCTCGGGCAACGTCACGTTCACCGTCACCGGCTCCGTCACCACCGCGCAGTGCGAGCTGGGCAGCACGGCCACCACCTACGAAGCCAGCGGCGCGTCCCGTGTCACCAGGGTCTTCCGTGGCAACAAACGCGATTTTCCGCGTCTGGCTGCTATTCTTTCCGCAGACGCCTCCGTCAATATCTACGACTTGACGGAGCCCGGGCTACCGATGTGGATGTCGATAGCTGGTAATTGGCGCGGCCCTAGTGATCCAATTTCAAATATTCTCACTCTGCTTCTTGGTGGTGGTACTGTCACGGGTTTATCAGCGGTAAATGGTGTGCTAGCTATTGCTTGCAACAACAACACCAACGAACCAATAAAGTTTATCAATTTCATTTCGGAGCGAGCTGAGGGTGGGATCTATCGCTATCGCGGAACTATCGCGGAACGAAATTCGGAGCTTGGGCACGTCGCTGCTACGTCAGCACTTGGTCTGACCAGCTCGACTGCCTATGCCGTATCGGGAACTGTACTTTCCAATGCCCCTATTGACCCAGTAAGTGGGCTACCTTCGCCTACCTTTGCAGTCGCACATGCAGGGGGGATTTCCATCATCCGAAACGAGCGTGAATCAGTCCACTCATCCAGCACCAGCAGCTTCGACACCGTCACGCTGACGCCATCCCTGCTCACCGCAGGCCGAGCAGACGGCACCTTCTACTACGCCGCCAACCCGGGGCAGCTCGGCGCCAGCTTCACCCTTTCCACGCGCACCAATTCGCAAGCGCCTGACTTCGGCCAGGGCAACACCAGCAAGCTCGTCGCTTCGTCTCGCGCCGACATCCTGCGCGATTCCTCGACCTCTGCGCTCGTTCAGCGCCTGCGCAACCACGAGACCGACCCGGCCCGTGGGCTTGCGGCGACGATCACCAACCTATTCAACACCGGCCACCAACCCGGCGACATCCGGCGCACCTTCCTGTCGGACAACGCAGCGGGGAGCATCGTCGGCACGGAGCTGGTGACGAACGGGACGTTCGATACCAATACGACCGG